TGCTTTAACTAATGGTTGTAGACTTTATTATGAAGATAATAATGGGGAAATAAATATAGGTACAAATCTTAGAAGTAATTTTGACTTTGTTAGGTTATGTCAAGGTAACCCTTCTTTTGGTGGTGGTGCATCTGCTTTTTTGGCAAATAACGTAGTTGGTACATCTGAGGCTTTTATACCAGTATTTGATTTTAGAACATTTGGTTTTAAATGGGGTTTAAAATTGGCGGCAGGAACACAAAATAGATTAGTTTTACAAATAAATGATAATTTAACACCTTCAGCAAACTTAACTGGTTTTGATGCAATTGCTTATGGTTTCAGAAGAATTTTAGATTAAATTATGTCTAGGATAGCTAAAATATCTTATCAAGATAAAAAAACTTATATTAGTAAAAATAATAGGCTCTATGAAATAGACACAACTTTTCCACCAGTAACAAATGATAGACAAGTTATTTTATATATTGACGATTTATCCTTAAATGGGGATGGTGTAACTACAGACATGAAAGTTGATGGTTCTGTAACAACTCAAGAATTTTTTGTAAATTCAGATTCAGATTTTGATATCTTTATTAATTCTATTTCATTTTTTATTGCCGCAGAATTAGTGATAGCAGATTTAAGTGATTTTGCTGGTATTACTTTACCCTTAACAAATGGGTGTCAATTAATTTATGAAACTAAAGGGCAAGAAATAGTTATTGGTGATGATTTAAAAACAAATTTTGATCTATTAAGAATGTGTAATATGAACCCCCAAATTGGTTTAGAGTCTAATAACGCATTTAAAGTAATACAGGCATTTTCAAATCAAGATGATGGATATTTGTTTATATTAAGACTTTATAATTATGGATACGAAGATGAATATTCAGGTGGTATTAAATTAAGAGCTGGAACAACAGATAGATTAGTATTTAAAATTAGAGATGATTTAGATCGAACACCTTCAGAAATATCTACTTTTAATGGTAAAGTATATGGGTTTAAAAGAAAGTCTATATAATTTCGTCCCCGTATAAATCGGTTTTAGGTTTACATTTTTCTTTTATTAATTTCTCAACAAACGCAAACATTTTAAGTCCGTTTTTTTCACAATAATCTTTTAGAATTTTATGTGTTTGAGGGGTTATTTTTAAATTCTTTTCCCTTTTCATATCATTTTTTATTATAAGTATGTCAAAAGTATGATAAAAGTCATACTAAATTTGTGTTATACAACACAAAAAATATTTTTTCAAAAAAACCTGTATATTTATATTAAAAGAAAATAATAAATAATAACTAAAAAAATAAATTAAATGGCATCAACAGACAGAATTTTTGTAAGTCCTGGAGTGTTCACTTCAGAAAAAGACTTAACATTCGTAACTAGACAAGTTGGGGTTACTACGTTGGGATTATTGGGTGAAACACCTAAAGGTCCTGCATTTGAACCAGTTTTCATTTCTAATTACGATGAATTTATTAGTTACTTTGGTGGATTAAATCCTGAAAAATTTCAAGCCAACGGTTTCAATAAATATGAACTTAATTACATTGCTAAATCTTATTTAACTCAAACTAATCAATTATATGTAAGTAGAGTATTAGGATTATCAGGATATAAGGCAGGAAATGCATGGTCAATTACATTGGATTCTTCTGAGGATCCATCTACAACTGGTATAACAAATACAACATCTTATCCAGTATTAGTTACTTATTCGGCAAGTAGTGTTAATGGAATTCCTTCTTCTATCACATTTAATGATCCTAATTTAGATGCACTTTATAATGATGGACAAATTAATGGACTATTTACTAGTTTTGGACTTCTTTCTACAGGTGACACAATATCAGTTACATCCCCATACTATGTAAAAACTGGATGTAATTTTAGTGGAGCTACTTTTGATATGACAGTAACTTCTGTGGGTAGTGGTGCAACCGCAGGATTTGTAACTGGTACTACAAGTGGTACAGTTGTTAGTTATACCGCATCATGTTATACAGATATAGATGGTAGTGTTATTGCAACATTAAGATCTAGAGGTTCATACGATGGTTTAGAAAATTTAACATACGATGTTACAGGTGTTACAGATACTTTAATGACTAACACTTCTAATTTACCATCTAATCCATTGGCTTCATTTAATATTTCTGGCGTTACATACAACGGATTTAACTTTAATTATGAAGTTTCTATGGATAGAACTAAAAAGAATTTCTTACCTAGAGTTTTTGGACAATCTACACAAGATAAAGAAACAGAACTATGGGTTGAGGAAATTTATACTAACGTATTAGAAGATTTAATATCAGCAAATAAAGTTAGAGGTTTAGATACTTCTTTTGTAAATATTGGTTCTACAATTACTAATAACTTAAATAATTATTTAGAAGGTTGGAAAACTGCGGTATCTCCTTGGGTTCTTTCAGAATTAAAAGGTACTGGTGTTGGTAATACGTTACAAAGATTATTTAGATTGGTAACCATATCTGATGGTAATGCGGCTAATCAAGACGTTAAATTCTCTATATTAAACATTCAACCAGACAATAAAACTTTTGATTTGGTTATTAGAAAATTCAACGATACTGATGCAAACCCTAATATAGTTGAGAAATTTTCTTCTCTTTCTATGGATAGCGCATCTGTTGGTTTCATCGCAAGAAAGATTGGTACTACTGATGGTGAATTCCCATTAAGAAGTAAATATGTTATGGTTGAATTATGGGATGAAACTGATCCAGATTTAGCTAATCACTTCCCTGCTGGTTTTGAAGGTGTTCTTAATAGAACTTATATAGGTTCTAATAGGACAGCTTTATCTCCTAAGATTGAATATAAAACAAAATATACTGATTTTAATACATCTAAATTAAGAAAAACTTATTTAGGTCTAAATAGTGATATAGGTGTAGATCAAGATTTCTTTGATTACAAAGGTTTAAACGCAGTTAATAATGGTGTATACACAGGTAAAACAGATGGTTTCCACTTAGATGTAAATGCGCAAGGTGCTATGATAGAATTAGGTAGTGAAAGTTATGTTCCTACACTACAAGTAGGTATTTCAGCATTTACAACAGATGCAGGATTAATAAATGGACCTTATGAAAAATTAGCGGCTCGTAAATTTACTTTTGCACCATTTGGTGGATGGGATGGATGGGACGAATACCGAACTAAAAGAACTAATGGTGACAGTTATACAAAAAATGGTACTAAAGGTTCTTTAGGATTAACAAAAGGGTTATTTAATACGTTTGTAACTTCTGAAGGTGATGACGGCATAACTTCTGATTATTATGCATATTTAAATGGTATTTACACATTTAATAATCCTGAGGCAGTTAACATAAATGTTTTTGCTACTCCAGGTATTGATTTAAGAGATAATATAAGTTTAATTGAAAACGCAGTAGATGTTATTGAAACTGATAGAGCGGATTCACTTTATATTGTTACAACTCCTGACGTTGATGCAGATGGTGTGGTATTAACTCCTGGTGAAGCAGTTGACATAGTTGAAGATTCAGGAATTGATTCTAACTATTCTGCCACATATTGGCCTTGGTTACAAATGAATGATACTGAAAATAATAGATACGTTTGGTTACCACCTACAGTTGAGGTTGTTAGAAACATAGCATTAACAGATAACGTTGCTTTCCCTTGGTTCGCAGCAGCAGGTTTAAATAGAGGTACAACAACAGCAATAAAAGCTAGAGTTAAACTTAAATTAGATGATAGAGATGATTTATATGAGGGAAGAATTAACCCTATGGCAACTTTCTCTGATGTTGGTGTTGTAATATTTGGTAATAAAACATTACAAGTTAAAGAAACTGCACTTAATAGAATTAATGTTAGAAGATTGTTGTTACAAGCTAGAAAACTTATTTCAGCAGTATCAATCAGATTATTGTTTGAACAAAATGATGATGTTGTAAGAAATCAATTCTTAAGCTTAGTTAACCCAATATTAGATAATATTAGAAAAGAAAGAGGTTTAACAGACTTTAGAGTAACATTAGATGATACTCCAGAATCTATCGATAGAAATGAATTAAATGGTAGAATTTTTATTAAACCTACAAGATCGTTAGAATTTATTTCAATAGAATTTAACATTAC